TTATCAGACCACGAAGGGACGGGCCAAAATTTCTCTACGAGCCAACCTACATCATGTATCTGATCCTGCCACATATTCAACATCCAATACTCTGCATCGTACTTATAACCTTCGTTAATAACATGTTGACTTGCAGGATAGCCTCTAGGACGTTGTCCACCCTTATGCATATGAGCATACCAAACATCTTTATTTACAACACAACGACCATTCCAAGGACCAAGCCAAGTCTGTAATCCGATTGTTGTAGGTTCTTGAGCTACTCCCTGACCTGAAAACTTCGTTCCTACGTTCCCGTGTAAATGATCCCAGTAATGAGTCTGTGTCATAAACCAACAGGATCCTTGAAACTGCATTGTGTCATCGATTGGTTTGATATGTAAACGTTCTTTAGTTCGTTCCTTCCAATGTCCCCCTGCCTGAAATCGAAACATCCTCTTATCCGTAAGTGGACAGCACAAATAGAAGTAATCGTAGAATCTTTCGTCCTGCCATTTCCACTTCTCGGCATCTAGGATATAAAGCCTAGGAATAACAACCCAATTATCTTCACATGCCATCGGAAGAATCTCATCCCAACCTGGAGAGATTGAACAATGAGCATCAATCTTCATAAAATACTTACCCGTTGCAATCATTGCAGCTTGATTACAACATTCTTTTATCCCCTTCTGAGGCTCATAAAAGACTCGCAATCCCTTCCGTTCAGACAAGTTAGGATATGGCTCACCATCGCACACAACAATTACTTCAATATCTCCTGCAGCTGTTTCAAATAAACCATCAACTGTCTTTTGAAGATACTGTTCATTTCTTGATGGAATCAGGACCGAAACCTTGGGCATGTAGCTCTTTCCAATTCTCAGGCCAATCAGGCACAGGCCAAAACTTGTCGATGAGCCACTCAAAATCGTGAACTCGTTTTTCCCATTTGTTGTTCATCCAATAAGTAGCACAATAACGTTGACCTCGTCGTTTCTCAGCTTCATCTAAATGATACATCCTACCATACTGTTTGCCTTTATGGAGATGAGCGTACCACGCTTTCTTGTTGATAATAACTCGACCACCACCTAACCATGCTTGAAGACCAAGTTCTTGAAACTCATTCGTAAAAGTACCGTAACCCTCAACGTGCATTCCACCGAACTGATTCCAAAGACGACGCGAAATAAACCAACAAGAACCCTGAGACGACATTTCATCATCTATATCATATTCTGATTTGTTGAGACGTTCTTTGCATCGAGCCCACCACTCAACTCCATGCATTGTATAATCATTACGCTTCATCAGCCCGCCAATTGGACTAGAAAGAAAATGGTAATCACGTCGAGGTTTCCCATTCTTCTCAATAGCCCAATTGACAGGATCTAAACTATATCTACTCGGAACAGCAATCCAATCCTGATCGCAATTCTCTTTTAGAACTACGTCAAAACCCTCAGAAAGCATGCAATGACCGTCTAACTTCAAGAACCAATCACCTGTAGCTGCTAAAGCACACGTATTAATTCCGGGACGCATTCCTATTGGTTTAGGAGGATGAAGATATGTAACTCCATCTACGAGACCTTCTTCAGGATAATTCTCATCCACATTTACGATAATCTCAATTTCTCCTGCAGCCTTAGCAAGAAGATCCTTGATAGTCTTCGTGAGAAACTTTTCATTTCGCGAAGGAATAAGTATGCTTACCCTTGACATACTTGTCTCCCAAACACTAAGCTATGCACACCTTGACTTCCGATTATTGGAAGAGCAGCTAATCCTACTGAAGCAGAAGCACTCGGTGAAAAAGATGCTGAAGGTGAACTGCTAGGACTGCTGCTTGGTGATATACTAGCACTTACACTACTGCTTGATGATATACTAGGACTTACTGAACTACTAGGAGAAAGACTCCTAGAAGGAGAACTACTAGGACTAATGCTCTTACTAGGACTAGAACTCGGTGAAAGTGAACTACTGACCGAACTCGATGGTGATACACTCGCAGATATACTACTACTAGGTGATACACTTGCACTAGGACTTATACTAGGACTCACACTAGAACTAGGTGATAAACTCTTACTAGGTGATGAGCTAGGACTTACACTTGCACTCGGACTTAAACTTCGCGAAGGACTACTTGAAGGACTTAAACTTCGCGAAGGACTACTGCTGGGGCTCACACTTGCTGATGGACTAATACTAGCAGATGAGCTCCCTGATTTTGATGGACTTCCACTTGGTGAAAGACTACTACTCGGTGAGATACTTGGACTCTCACTTGAACTAGGTGATAAACTAGCACTTGGAGATAGACTTGAACTCGGACTTGAACTCGGACTTAAGCTCCTGCTAGGACTTGAACTTGGTGAAACACTAGCAGACGGTGAAACACTTGGTGAAACACTACTACTAGGCGAAAGTGATTTGCTAGGCGACGAACTAGGCGAAGTACTAGCAGATGACGATAAACTACTACTTGGCGAACTAGAAGGTGAAACACTAGGTGAAGCAGAAGAACTAGGTGAAGCAGAAGAACTAGGTGAAACACTAGGACTTACCGAACTACTTGGTGAAACACTTGTAGAAGGACTTACTGACGGACTCACTGAACTACTAGGTGACACCGAAGAACTAGGTGATACTGATGGTGAAATAGAACTGCTTGGACTAACTGAAGCAGATGGACTAACTGATGGTGAAACAGAACTACTCGGTGAGATACTAGCACTTGGTGAAAGACTAGGTGAAACTGAACTGCTAGGACTCTCACTAGCACTAGGCGATAATGAAGCTGATGCACTTACACCACCAGAAGGACTAGCACTAGGACTAAGACTAGGTGAATCACTTGTACTAGGCGATAAGCTAGCAGAAGGACTAACACTAGGTGATACACTAGAACTTGGACTCACCGAAACAGAAGGACTACTGCTAGGACTTATAGAAGCAGAAGGCGATACACTTGGCGAAATCGATGAACTCGGACTTACTGATAGCGATACACTACTACTAGGACTAAGAGATGACGACGGCGAAACACTAGGCGATACTGAGCTGCTTGGCGAAACACTAGGACTTACACTAGACGATGGACTCAAGCTCCTAGATGGACTGGAACTTGGTGATCTACTCGCAGACGGTGATCTACTCGCAGACGGACTTAAGCTCCTACTAGGCGAACTGGACGGTGATCTACTCGCAGACGGACTTAAGCTCCTACTAGGACTAACTGATGCACTCGGGCTAACTGATGCACTAGGACTAGAACTAGGGCTTGCAGATGCAGAAGGTGATGCAGACGCAGACGGTGAAACAGATGAACTTCCCACCGTCGCGTAGTCAATGTCCAGCTTGGCGGCCTTGGTAGCGTCGACCTTGTAATCATACGCATTTACCTCTACTGTACCTACCACACTTCCCCATCCGCACGTCAGCCCTAAATCGTTATTAGATGCCCATCCCGCCCGATCAATAATCTCCTTGATAATATCTTTCACGTCCGGGGCAGAATACCAAGTATCCAAAGTCCAACCCGTGAGCGTCCAGTCAACTGTAGCTGTGGTTTTCGTGATGGTGGAAGGTTTGTGACCAGGCTCCGCCCAGATAGCTATATCGTCGGCATCTTCACCATAGATGCCTAATGTGGGCCGGTTGGCAGATGTGGCCTTGGAGCAAAACTGGTACGTGGCTGAATTGATAGTCGCCCCATTAGGGACGTTCACCGTAGTAAAGCGACTTGCTCCAACCTGAGCAGAGTTCGCCAAGGCCCCCATCCATATGGCTGTATTGTCAAAGGCGCCACCAATAACTTGATACCCGTCATTCTCTGTTTCAGTTGTAACCTGCTCATTGATAACCGGGTCAAAGACCAGATCACCCGCTGGCATAGCGTTGACCAGATCACACCGCGCCCCAACGAGCAAGTAATAATTCGTTCCATCTTTCCAGAAGCGCTTTTGAATCAGAATGGATTGGACAGTCTTGCCAGTGCCAGTAGTCACGTAGTCAATGGGCAGAAAGCCCAACAACCGATCTAGTGCATCATGCAACTCCGTACCCACGCCGTCGCTATCTGAGAAATCTGCGTCAATGGATTGCTGAGAACCGTTGCGCCACACGGCAGGCACATCGCTCCAGTCCAGACGCAGCACAAACCCAAACCACGTTTCATTCGCCGGCGTGGTGGGCGGCTGATTGGCAACCACCCATTCCCGTGCCGTCTGATTGACGATAACGTTTTCCTTGAGCTGGTCGCCGCGAACCTTCCACTCAATCGTCACATCACCCCCGCCCGGCGTCGTCCATAATCCTGTCCAGGTGGCGACAGACTCAACGTTGACCGCATCCGCATTGGGCCCAATGGTCAGGGCGTTAACAGCGCTCGTTAGGTTGGCGCGGGTATACGTTGCATTCCCGCCGATGGGAGTAAAGGCGCGAGTAGGCCAGTGAAGGTAGCCAAACTGTTGCAAGCGATACTTGAGCCAGTGTGCGCCCTGCCTGCCGCCAAAGCCTACTACACCATCCAGCCCGGAGAGCGCCCCGGACTTGGGCAAGCCGAGCGCATAGTGCCAGTTGTTGGTCGTGACCAGCCAGCCATCAAGAGCGGCATTATTCACGCGCACGGGCGTGACATCAATAGTGGCCTGATACTCTCCACTGTCCAGCGTTGACTCGCGGTGCAGAGTTGCCAGCGTTCCAGACCAGCGTTTAGTCTCGCCGTCCTGGTAAGTACGGCTGCGCCGGTTGCGCTCTGCGACAAGTTCAGTCCAGGCCATGACTAGTCTCCTTACAAACTAGCTAACGATCCCCTACTTAAAGGTTTCGTAGTCTTCTCTAACTTACAACCGCATCCTACAAAACACTTTAACTTAGGACTTCGAGGATAAACTCCTGATGTATCCCAAGTACTACCTCGTTTAACTTTACCTTCTAACGATAAACATGAATCACAATGCTTACAAATGGGATCTAATACCCATAAATACTTTCCATTTAGATCTGCCATCATTCTTGCACGTAATCTTACTTCTTCGTACTTTTCACTCCAAGAATCAACTCGACCCTGAAGATGCTTAAAAGACTGATTTCGCGAAAAGATAATATCATCTCCGAGATTCTGTACGTACATTAATTCTTGAGTAATAATATTATCGAGAGCAAGCATTTCAGCTTGATCCATTTCATCAGGATCGATCCCTACGAGCTTAAACCCTTCGCGAAAAGCTAGGGTCAATCCTCGAGAAATTGCAGCTTCCATATGACTCGCGAAATCATCATATCCGAACTTACTACTCCAAAGCCCATAGATAGCTGCTTTAAGTGACCTCTTATAATCTCCTTCAGTTTCCATTAACTCCCCACTTTTGGGATTGGGGGATTCTCCGTAGGTTGTTTAGGTGGAACAGGTTCTCCTGGTTTAGTAACAGCTCCTGGCGGGTTTACTTTTCCCGCGAAAGGAGCAAGAGCGTCAGGAATCGGTTGTTCCTTAGGAACAAGCTTATCAGGAAGAATATCATTAACATTACGAACACCTAACGCTTGCAGAGCCAATCTCATCAACTGCTTGATAGCAGGATCCATCTTCTGAGGATCAACGATTCCCTTATCTTTTAATGTACCAATAGATTCAAAAAGATTTACGATCTGAGTAACATCAGCTGTTAACAGAGCATCTGTATTAACATCAACTTCCATTTCCTCGATAGACGACGTCCCATACTTATTAGCTGCACCAAATACAACATGAGCTACATCTGACCAAACAGAACTCCAGAAAAGCTGATATCGATTAAAGGATCGTAAGACGGGAGTTTCCATACTTGTAGCTGTAGCTAAACGGTAAGCTTCTCCTCTGCCTAACCAATGAGGATAAACACGACCTGCCAAACCTGCTTGTGCAAGTAAAGCAGCACTATCTGTAGCAGCATCACCTGCACCTGTTGACATTGAAAGACGAGATCTCTCGATATTATCATTCCCGATCCAAGTGCTACCAGCTGCAGGCGGAGGGTTACGTTCTTGATTCGTAGAATTCGTAGCTAACGTAGACTGAATAGAAGCTTTGACTAAATCGACAGCTCGTTGACCACCTTTAACCTTAAGCGTATCAACATAAGTTGCAGCTGCCCTAGCTACAGCAGCTCTATTCTGCAAGAAATCCCTATAAGCAGTACTCCAAGGAAGTCCTGTTGACATCAACGGCCAACCACGAATCTTTCGTATTCTGTGAGCAACTAAGATAGCTTTAACATCTGTTTGAGGCTTTATAAACTCAGCAAGCTCTCCTTCTCCTTCGTCCTTAATTGCTTTACCGACTTTCTTAAGAGATTCTTCATCAGCTTGCCAATCAGGATAGAAGACAATATGCTCAGTACCATCAGGAGAAGCATATTCTCTTCGATAATACACAGGAATAGAAGTATCTTCATCTGTTGTAAAGACACCATCTCCTCGAACTCCACCTTTGATTTCCGTAGACTGAACAACTCGAATAATAACAGAACCATCGAGTTTATCGATGAAAAACACTAAAAGGATATCTCCATCGCGGAGAACTGTATTGGAAAGGTCCTGAACATAACGCTGTCCTAAGACTCTACTATTTTCAGATCTCGTCCAGAAATCTTTCCAAATATCCTGAGCAGACTTATCGCGAGGAACAACATCGAGGTTAACACCGTAACCGAAATCTGTCCAAATACCAATGATAGATTCCGTAATAACATCGTTATCTGTCATTCTCCTAGACCACTCAACTAATCGAACACGATCAGTTTCTGTCGTCTGAGAAAACCCACCTGATTGATTACTAATTTGACGAGCTATAAGATCCCAATATCTACTATCTAACTCGCCTAAACGAGATACTAATTCTTCCGGAGAAAGCATCGATGGTCCACGCGAATAGGCATCGAGAAATATTTCTCCTGCTCTCTCAAGTTTCTCTTTCTGTTCTTTTAACAGAAAATCAGCAATACGACTTCGTATAGACGTCATTAATAGTCTCCAATACGATATAACTCATCATCACCCTGATAATCCAATCGCGAAACATCCCCTGATTCAACTTCCTGCCACAAGATCGGACCTATCACTCCATGGATTATCGCATCAGCTTTGTCTGTACTTCTTCCTAGTCTCTTCTTAATCTCTCGTTTCTCTTCAATCTTGATTCTACCGTTACTCAAAACTTGATATGTTGGAGAGACTAATTCTCCCAATAAAGCATCATCATCACTTGGAAGGCAAAGACTTGACTTTACTTGGGGATCAAGAAGCTCGCGAAGAACCCACCACCCACAAGCTCGCCAATTTAGAAAACCGAGTTCCCCGGACCTATCTCGCAATTTCGTTCCTCTGGAGGCCGTAAACCCAAAAGCAGGTAAGCGCATCTCATTAAGACGATGAAGCACTCCTGCTCCGATACCGATGCTGTCTATATAAGCTTTCGCCGAATGATCGTATAAAGCACCAGCGACACGACCCGCAGTTTCCATTGTGGCTACGTTCGGATCTCCCTTAGTAAATTCGTCAATTTCCTTTACTTTCAGAAAATCGAAGATCCGAGCCATTTCCGAGAAATCGCCTTCTCCACCCACATCTACCCCTAGAGCAGTTAACTGTCCAGGGAACCCGGCCTGAGCCCAATCCTGCCAACGTTCATTCGCCAATTCAATCCACGAAAGAGGAATGACAGAATCGATAGCATCTGAACAGAATTCTCCAAGCACCCTATTCTGATACGTCGGAGAATTCTCACCCCACTGTAACTTTCTTTGTTCAGCCCATTCCCTCTTAATTCGACCCGATGCTATAGCATCTTCGAGAGAAACGTGAATAGGAGTCCAGTCCTCAAAACCTGGTTTACGATTATGAATATCGTAAAAACGTCCTTCAGGTTTACCAGGAGTCGAAATAGCTAGCGCGTAACAATCGCCTGTCGAAAACGCTCCTTCGATAGCATCAAAAATCCCTGCAGGAATTGCTTTTGCTTCATCAAGCACATACAGAATCTTTCCTGCATGCGCACCCTCCAACAAAGCAGGGTCCTTCGCAGCTACCGCGAAAGCCTCACCACCGTGTCGTTTTGCAGACATGCTCAAAAACTCCGGAGCACCCTGCACCCAATCAACTTTCCCGACCCACTTATGAATTTCAGGCCAGAGATAATTGATTAACTGTCGCCACGCTCCCGCCGTCGTAATAATCTTGAAATCGTCAGGAAAACAACTCAACCCCCAGAGCACAGCCCAAGCAGCTAACGCTGTTTTCCCCAACCCGTGAGGCCCTCGAACAGCAACTTTCCTTTTCGTCTCCAACTGCGCGAGGATATTTAGCTGGTACGGAGCAGCAACATTAGGCCCAATTCGCTGCACCACAAACTCAGCTGGACTGAGACTCACTAACGCTGATGCTCTCGATTGACGGTCTCTCTTTTGTAACTCCAACTGAGCTTGGGCCTGGAGTTGCGGCGACCAATAGGGGATCTTCACCTTTTGCGATTCGCTGGAGTTGATCATCTGTAAATTTCGTCATATCGAGATTTAATCTACGCTGAGTACTCAAATCTCCTTCAGTAGCTTTCCGGAGTTCAGTAGCAGCATAGATATTGCGATTTTTGATAACTTCGCGAGCCAAAACTAGCGCGATACCTTCAGCTATCGTCGCACCCTCTTCGATTGCTTCTACAAAGCGTTGATTGAAATCCTTCGTTAAGGGCTGAGCTAACACATCGCGATAAGCATCGGAAAGCATGTGACTTCGATCGCCCTTAGCTTTCAGAGCCATCTGAGTTTCCCACCGCCACTTCGGTCCAGAAGGCTGAACAATTTGTCCAGGAGTTGTGATTCTAGAATCGTCCGACATACTTTACTTTCGCGAAGGAATCAAGGAGATTTCGTAAAACAGAGCTATCTATAGTTTCTTTCTCAAGAAACATCCCACGCATATAGTGTGGTATACCTTTATTATATAACCAAAGTCTCTCGCAAATCAACCATCAATCTTGCACAAATATTTGCTCACGAGGGTATCATGGTGAGGGTGACTTTGAGAAGTCGCGACTCTAGAAAATCTGTGTACATAGAAGTCGGCTCCCATCCCTATAAAAAAAACCGCCACTCATTTTGTTATGTCAACCTAGGTTGACAAAACGTAATCGCGTTATTTGCGCCCATCCTGCCTTAGCACGGTTTAGGCGCGACAAACACGCATGTTGAGCGCGTGCGTGCTGTGACGAGTGCCCATTCGCCCGCCGGTTGGCGCGCCTGGGCGATTGCCTCTTGGTGGCCGGCAATGCTTCGTGGTAAAATTGTCTTTGTCGGCGGTTTGCCGACACAAGGAAAGAGTGCCCTAAAGGGGGGCACAAACAATGCCAAACAAAGTAATCAGATGCAAGACGGATTATAGCAAGTCCCAACGTTGGACTGGAATGGAACTGGAGATAGTCGGTCTTGTGACCGACAGTGATGGGAAGCCGACAGGGCAAATCGCGGTCAAGGTGATCGTCCCAAACCTGAAGCGCTACCCGACCTTCGTTGTCGGGCGAGTATGCCCAATGTCCAGTTCTGCGGTTGCATTCTACCTCGGGGGGGAGGTGGAGAAAAGCCAGCGGGTAGGGAGGTCGGTCTCTTTCAGTCCGTATCCTGAGGTGACACACGCTGAAGCCGAGGTGAAGCCCGCCGAAGCCGAGGTGACACAATGAGGCGGTACGAAGGGTTCACGACTGGACACCGGCAAAAAAGCTACCAGCCATACACGCGCCAACAATTGGTGCAAGGCTGGGTGTTCATCGCACTAACCATTGTGATCGGGATTGCCGTGGCGGTTGCCACGCTGGTTGGGTGATATATGCCACCATACGGGTTTACCCATAGTTTTGTAGGGAATGACATCAAACACTTGCACGAGGTCTCTATAGATGAATTCGAGGGCGGAGCAACCCTGCCCGATGGTACCGTTGCTTTCACATCTTACGAATTCATTGGTACAAGGTATGCTCAATTTGTGCTAAGCCAAACACCG